GCCGGAGAATATCAATCGGATTGAACACGAAGTTATGTGCCGGCTCGCGTGGCGTCGTTGGTACATCGTCAACAAGTGTAAGCGCGATAAGAACGCCTTTGCTCAAGAGTATCCGCTTACGCCAGAACAGGCGTTCGTTGCGACGGGCTCAAGTGTATTTGACGCCAAGGAATTATCTGACCGGCGGAAGCAGCTTCGCGAACGCGACAAGGCGAACGAGACGGAAGGAATAACTTACCCCGTGCGCTATCGGTTTGCGATGAAAGCGAGCGATGACCGCAAGGCTGATCCGAATTGGTGGCAACGCGCATTCTATGAGGCCGGCTATGGGCCGCTGTCGATCTATGAAGATTCAATTCCCGGTCGGCGTTATGTGATCGGCGCGGACGTGTGCGAAGGAATTCAAGACGGCGACGATTCCGGAGCCTGCGTTCTGAAGTGTCCGGATTTAATTCAGGTTGCTTCCTTCCGGGGCAACATCGACACAGACACCTATGCGGATATTCTGTTCGCGTTGGGGCGGATCTACAACGGCGCTTTGTTGGGCGTTGAAGTGAACAGCGTCGGCAAGGCGACTGTGATGCGTCTACAGCGTCTCCGGTATCGGCCTCTTTACATGCGGGAATCACTCGTACACGCGGACGTGTCGAAGCGGGTTGCGGCCTACGGATGGCGCACGACTGAGACAACGAAGCCGATGCTAATTGGCGATTTGAAAGGCGCGTTGCGCGACGATGAAATAACCCTCTTGGACATTACCACGATTGAGCAGTTGATGACCTACAAAAAACTCCCCGATGGAACACTCGGTGCCGCTCCGGGTAAGAAAGACGATCTTGTTATAGGCGTTGGAATCGCCGTTCAAATGGCGCGTCAAGTCAATATTCCGAAGTCCTCACAACCTAAAATATATCCTCGCGGATCAATGGGGCACGCTTTGCGTGAGCTGGAAAGGCACGCTGGGCGCGGATTGCGAAAATAAGTCACGAGCCCTCTTGAAATACGACACGGTTTCCATGCTAAGGTCGCTCTTGTGATTTAAGAGGGCGGAGAGCATGGCTTATCCAAATCGGAAACGTGAGACGCAAACGGGCGGGGAAACTTACGCCCTTTGGCAGACGCGCGTTACCTCCGCGTTGCGTTACCGCAAGGATCATCCGAACGGCGATCAAGCTTGGAAAGACGGCTATGAAATGTTCAAGGGAAACCACTGGGGAATCTACAATGCGTCTCAGGATCGCATTAACTCCGCAACTCCGAACGATCTAATTACTGTCAACATTACCGGCTCGAACGTCCGCTCACTACTTCCCTTCCTCGTCAATCGAAACCCGCGAATCATTGCAAAGCCCCGGCGCGCCGAATTCATCGTCTCCGCTGCGTTGCAACAGGAAATCCTCAATTACGAATGGCGCGAGCGGAGGATGCAGCGACAGATTAAGCGCGTTGTTCTCGATACAGTTATCTGTGGGCACGGCATTTGCAAGACTGGATTCAACCTCGAAATTGATGAATCGAAGAATAAGAAGCGCGACGGCGTTCTTGAGTTTCGCGATTACGTGAAAAAGGAAGCGCCGTATATCAAGCGTGTTTCCCCGTTCAAATTCATCAGCGATCCGGAAGCGCCCGAACACGATTTGAACACGTCGCGATGGTGCGCGGAGATTTTCTTTAAGCGTCCGGAAGATGTGCTTGCGAACGCTCGTTACGCGCAGGACGTTTTGACGAAGGTAAGGCGCGGCGACTATCAGCCTGGGTGTATTCCCACGTATGAGGCGCGCAATCTTGATGCATCGCTCGCGTCGCTGCAAGACAGCTATGGCGAGGATCGTGAATTGTGGGTGCTGTACGAGCTGTGGGATAAGAAGTTCGAAAAGTATTACGTCTTCCTTGATGGCGTTGAACCTCCAATCTTGGAGAAAGCAACGCCTTACGATTATCTCGACGGGCTTCCTTACACGCGCTGCGACTTCATCAACGTTCCCGATGAACCTTATGCTCTGGGCTTGCCGGCGTGGATTAAGGATCAACAGTTTGAGTTGAACCGCGTTCGCACTCGCTGGTTTCAACACGGGCGGCGCTTCAATCGGAAGTATGAAGTCCTTGCCGGCGTTCTTGGAACCGGCTCGCGGGAAATTCTCGAAAGCGGCGAGGATGGTTCCATTGTCGAAGTCGAAGAAATGGGACGCATCAAGCCGATTGACGATGCCCGCGTTTCGAACGATCAAAACATTATCGAGTCTTTAATCAAACAGGATATCCGCGAACTGTCTGGGCTCGACGAATTAGCACGCGGAGGTAATCTTCAGTCACGCGCCACAGCAACCGAAGTTGAAGCGCGCACGGGCCTATTGAATTTGAAGACGGACGAGCATTCGGACGCTGTTGATTCCTTCGTATTCGAGACAGTAACGCAGGTCTCGCAGCATGTGAAGGCGAATTATGTCACGGAGAAGGTCGTACAGCTTACCGGGCCTCGTGGTCAATTCTGGGTGTCGTACTCCAAGGAAGATATCCAAGGGGAAGTCGATCTTCAAATTGAAACCGTGTCGGCTCCGAAGACCGATCCGGAGCGCGAGAAAGCCCAGGCTCTTCAGGTGTTCCAATTAATCATGCAAAACCTTCAGACGATCATGCAAATCGGTCAAGTGCAAATGGATATTGGCGCGTTGATTAAGTGGATTCTTGAGAAGATCGCGCCGGTTGATGCGGCTCAATTCTTTCCTGCCCTGGCGCAACAAGGGCCGGCGTTACCTCAGCCTGGGGCGAATGGAACAGTGCCGGCGGCTGGGCTTGATCCGGCGTTGTTGCAAGCCAACCGTGGACAAGCGGCGGCTGCGCGGGCTGGACAACAAGGCGCGCAGGCGTCCGGGGGTACGAGCGTATGACTCTTGAATTCTTTTTTGTCGCTTTTATTGTTCTGTTCTTTGCTCTTGGATATCTGTTTGCACGGGGGAAATAGTCGTGCCGATTTACGCTTATCGATGTCCCAAGCACGGAATATTCGAAGTAATTATGCAGAGTTTCCGGGATTTTCAAGAAAAACTGCGATGCCCCCTTGAATCACGACGCGGAGCGTGTGCTAGGGTGTCTGAGTATGTTGTTTCTTTGTGTGTGATGAAACCGGATTCACACTGGCATTTTAATAAATATGTTCCGACGTTGGATCGGACGTTTCGAACTGAGAAGGAATATCGGCAATTCTTGAAGGCGACGGATCGACGCGAGGCGGAGCCCGGAGACAGTTTGCAAGTAACGCGAGCAGTCGCAAAGAAGGAAGAGAAATTAGACAAGGTTCGTCATGACAAGATTTGGAATTACGTTAAAGACTTGGACGTTTAAGGGAGTTCAACATGCAAGGGTACACTTTGGCGCGATTCAATGACAACGAGCAATTTCAGCCGCTCACGTTTGTAACGCAAACGATTGGCGCGGCCTCGGCTGCGCTGGCGGCGGTACACGCGGACGCACGCGGCGCGATTATCACAGGTGACGGTAGCGCGAACGCTGTCCGCTATCGGTTGGACGCAGGAACGCCCACAACCACAACCGGCAATCGGTTTGATGGCGTGGATTCCGTGGTGATTTGGTCACGCGCTGCATTGCTGGCAATGAACCTCATTCGCGAGGATGCCGCCGACGTTGTAATTAGCGTTCAATTCTTCAAGTAAGGGGCGCGTATGTGCGGTTGCAACGAAGTTCCCGTTCGGGAACGTGATTACAAATCGGAATAACTTTTGCGGGAAAACATGAGCCTTATTCCCGAACGGGAATATCGGAAATCGACCGGAAGCAAGGGGCCGCTTTCCACGGACGATTACGATTACGGCTTTTCTCTTCATGTTTCCCCAAGTGACGATGACGCCGCACATATCAAGTCGCACTCGGAATTTGTTAAGGAACAGCACGCGGCGTTGACGCCGCAAGCGAAATCAAGAATGGCGATGCACGTCGCAAAACACAAAATCCAACTCAAGGCAAAAGAGGTTTAAGAATGGCAGAGACACTTGAAGCACTCGTTGAAACTGCGGTTAAGGATGCCGGCGTTGACGGCTTTGATTTGGAGTTGGATGCCGAAGGCGGGATTTCATTCGTTAAGGCGGACGCGGACGCCGGCGACAAAGGGGGCACCGATGGCAAAGGCAAAGAAGAAGTCGCGGCGGGTGGGGTATTAAAGACGGAAGTCAAGCCAGCGGATGCCGGCGGGACTCCGGTTGTTACCGACGATGCGAAGACAGTTTCGATTGAGCAATACAAGGAATTGCAAGGACAGTTTACGAAGGTCTCGCAAGACTTCTCAGAAGTGAAGGGGATGGTAACAGTTCTTGCGACGCAGTTGCAGGAAGCTAAGAAGGGAAACCAAACAACCGAATCGGAGACGGACGAAACCGGCGCGGACTTGGAGTCCTTACTTGCGGATAAAACAGCGCTTGCGAAATTTATTTCCGGAATCGTTTCTGAGGCGGTTGAAACCAAACTCGGAAAAGACGCTCCGGGGGTAATGAATCGCAATCGCCTTGGGCTTGAATTAGAGAATACGCGGAGCGCACACACGGATTTCGATGCGTATGTTCCCGTAATTTCGGCCTTAGTTAATGAGTTCCCGGACGCGAGTTTTGAAAAACTCTATCAGACTGCAAAGAAATTGCAGCCTGTTACTCCCAAACCGGCGGCGGGCGAGTCTGTAACTAAGGAAAACAAGCCAGCGGCTACTACTGAAAAGGATGTTGACGCGCTGAAGGCGAAAGCCGACGCGCTGAAAACAGAATCCGGCGTGAACGGAACCTTATCAGATAAGAAAAAGGTCACGACTATCGCGGACGCCGTGAAGGCGGCCTTGGCGGAGCATGGTCTTTAAGCTCGTATGAATCACGAGGTACGAGTGCCGTATTGATTCAGGTTTGGATTCTATCTCTCGGAGGTTATCCCCATGGCTTCACCAAACACGACTTTCACAGAAATTGTTGCAAGCACTTTGAAGAATTATCGGTCTCAGCTCGCCGACAACGTAATGGAGCATCAAGCCCTTTTGTGGGAACTGAAGAGGCTCGGTTATTTCGTTGAGGAAGAGGGCGGCGAGACTCTTGTTGAGCCCTTGATGCACGGTGAGAACAGTACCGTTCGCAGCTACAGCGGCTACGATCTTATCGACACGACTCCACAGGAAGGAATTACGGCGGCTGAATTCGAGTGGAAGCAAATCGCCGGATCCGTGTCTATTTCCGGTAAGCAAGAATTCCAGAACAGCGGATCGAAGACGAAAATCTTCTCTCTCTTGCAAGCCAAGATTAAACAGCTCGAATTGTCGATGCAGCTCGCTATCAACGAAATGCTTCACGGCGACGGAACCGGGAACAGTTCCAAGGATATTACGGGCCTTGGCCTGTTGATTGAAGACGGAACCGCTTGGAGTCAAGTCGGCGGAATCGACTCGAACGCCTATTCTTTCTGGAGAAATACTTGGACGGGTACGGTCGGTTCCTTTGCTGCAAACGGCGTCGATACTCTGCGTAACCTCGTCAATTCGGCCTCGCGCGGTAAGGACAAAATCAAGTTGCTTCTGACTACTCAGGCGATTTATGAGGCTTATGAGAAGACCATTCCCCAGGAATCAGTAACTCGGAACAACAAGCTTGCCGACGCTGGTTTCCAGAACATCGAATTTAAGGGAATTCCAATTGTCTTCGACGAGGACATGCCTAGCGGTGAAATCCTGGGAATCAACACGGAGTATCTGAAATTCCGCGTGGGACGCGGTAAGAACTTCGTCAACACGCCTTTCGTTGTGCCGGACAATCAGGATGCTCGATTGAGCAAAATGATTCTGTACGGCAACTTCACAATCAGCAACCGGAAGCGCCATTTCAGGGCTACCGGCGTAACAACTCCCTAACGCGGAGTAAAGGCAACGGGGCCGGCCTCAAGCGGCCCCAACATCTTACTTTGATTAGGGGGTTATTCCAATGTCTGCAAACACGAATCCATTTTCCGTCGGGGGTAAGCTGTTGGGCGTGAATCCGCTGAATGTGGATACAGCCCAGCAACATGAATTAGGTCTTGAACTGGACTTTAACGACGGCACTACGCGGCGCTATGTTCGTGCCGGTGCTGCGGTCGCACAGTACGACGCGTTGAAGATTGACTTTGCGGAGGGTATTAACGACTGGCAACCTACCGCCGCCGCTCTTGACGTAGTTAAGGGTGTGTGTCCGGTCTCCGGTGTCTCTGACAATAATTTCTTTTTTGCGATTGTGAACGGCCCGGCTAACGTCAAGGTTGCGGGAACGGTAGCGGCGGGTGCCCATCTTGCGGCGGTTGCTACCGCGGGAACCTTGGACGATATCGCCGATGCTGCTGATGCAGGTGCGCTGGCTGCGGGTGCTGGTGTGGGCGTTGTCGTTGTCACTGACGACAGTCCATCAGCTGGTATTGCGCTTGTATTCCTGAGTTAAGTCAGAAATCGGGCGGGGCAACTCGCCCGACATGTTTCTATCCCTTTAGTGAGGTTCCAATGGCAAAGCAGACAGCAAAGAATGTTGAAGACGCTTTCGACGGTTTCAATTTGACCGAAGACAGCGCAAGCGGCCTTGTGATCGCAGCTCCAAAGGCGGAGCCGACTGTCAACAAGTTGCCTGTTGCGGAGTCTGACGACAAACCGCAACGGATGTTCGGTATTCGTGCAACGCGAGTCGATAAGTTTTCGACGAAGCGGACACGGGTTTTGATGACGCCGGCGGTATGCCCTCGTTGTCGCCTCGATCTTGCCGACCTGAACAAGCTGGGGGCCTGGGACGAGTTAGACCATGAAACCAAGTTGCGCGTTACGGGAGCCGTTGCGGAGCATATCCGCAAGGTGCATGACATTTCCGAAGACGAAATCATTCCCGAGAACCAGTTGCCGACTAAGTGGCTGGGCTCGAAAGCAGAGGTAAAACACGCATGACTCCAGACTTGAAAGTGATCCTTGAGAAGTCGAATCCGAATGCAGAACGCGGAGCCGTGGTTCGGCGCGTCGTGTCTGCGAAGGTCGCTATTCGCGAGTTGTTTCTTGATAAGGGCAATCAGGTGAAGGTGACGCATCTTGACGGATCGCCGTTTGAGTTGCCCAAGCCTAAGTTGCCAGAAAAGGCGAATCCAAAGAAGCCAGTCGTGCAAGTCGCCAAGAAAGACGAGAAAGAGAAGGAAGACGAAGGGGGCAAATAACATGGCAGCGGATACCTTGAAGTATTACAAGCGGGCGCACGGCTCCGGTGAACAACGAAACCGGGTAAGAGTTGGGGCCGATAACGACGTGAACACAACGAAGACCGAACAGCCGGAAGTGTTTCAGTTGACGGTGAACAAAGACATTTTGGACGATCTTCATGCGGACACGATTACC